AGGGGGATGAAAAAAGAAAATCCCGCCCATTTCTGGTGCGGGATGTATATTTACAGATATGATATGGCGGAGGGCTAGGGATTCGAAAAGACCACATTAAACTATTCTTTTTTATATACTTTCTCGGTTCGAAAACACCCTTTGTCACCAATTTTGTTACCATGAAACCCGGTTCCGAATAGGACTGATCGAGACTCTTGATAGGTTGTTAGCAATTAAAATGTCAATGATTTTAAGCATACAAAAAATGACCCCCCGCTTCCCGGCCAGAGGAAGAAACAGGGGGTCAATCCGTGAAGATGGGAGAGAGAGGACGGACTGGAGGAGTTAGGCCTCTCTCTCCTGTTTCACCGTACAGGTCAGACGGTGATTTATTTCAAAAGGGTTTCTATGCTCTTAAACAGAAGGCCACAATGGGGGCATTTGTGGTAGCGTTCCCGAACGTCCCCGGTCCATGGCTTGGTCACATAGATTCCCTTTGTTTTTGATAACTGATTCCCACATGCCGGGCAGGTCACGCCGTCCCTGGGGCAATAATCAACCCCCGGCGTGTCCTGCGCAAGGGCTATGATCTTGCGCAAGACATCGAGGGGGATAGTCATTATTCAGCGCCGCCGTCATTCATGTAGAGAGCTCTGTGGTCAACGGCTGCTGCCGCGCAATCGATCCGGACCTTGTATTCCACGGCGTCCACCTCAAAGCCGTCCTTGGTCTCCAAAAATGGCCGCTCGTTGCCGTTCAAGAAGAACATGGTCACGGTCTTTCCCTTGGGGCCTGCCAGGTACCAACCGTTTGCATCGTCACCATCCAAACGGGCATCATAGACGCGCTGGAAGTAGTTTCCGGCATAGGGGTTGATCTGGTTGGGGCTGGCCTGGGTGCCTTCCAGGGTGGAGCGAAAAAGCTGTTCACACGATCCTTCCAGGGCAACCGGAGCAATAAAGAACCTGGGCCGGATATTGAGGACCCGAAGTCCGGCAATGTCCTTCTGGATCTTCATTGCAGCGATAGCAGAGGCCAGGGTGGAGATGGACGGAGCGCCGCCTGTGCCTGCAAGGTTGCCGTGGTCGGCATGAAACAAGGGGGTTCCGTCACTCATGTTCGCATTGGCTGTCAGGACGGCATACGCGCAATCACAGACCTTTCGGGCTGCTGCTTCACCGTGGGCACGGGGAATGTCGGTCAGGGCTCCCAGATCGTCGTTGATGATCGCCTGCCGGGTAATGGCGAACAACTTGCCGTACGTGACAAGCTGGACCTGCTCCCGGGTCTCATCACGGTCGCCGTAGGTGTATTCCCCGTTTTCCAGGACCTCTTCCAGGTCGGACATTTCAGAGGGCCGAACAATGGAAAGCTGCTTGAAGTCGGAGATGGACCCAGTGCCGCACCATGTTTTCCAGGATGAATTATCGTCAGCCAGGTAGCCGCCCAGAAGGGACTTGTTCGCCGTATTCGCAAGGATCTTCGGAAAGTCGGAGCTGGTCATTGCCCGTCCGATCATGGCAAGGGGAGAGCCCTGGGGACGTTGACCGGAGCGAATGAGGCATTCACGGGCCATGTCTCTCAAGGTATGGCTGGCCAGGTCTGCGGCTTCTTCTCGCTTGTCGGAGATTCCCGCACGAACCAGAAGGGCTTCTTCTGCGGCTCCACGGAACTTCTCTTCATCGGTCGCGCCCATTTCGACACGGGCTGCCGGGGCTTTTCGTTCCTGGGCCATTTTTTCGAGGACCTGGGACTGGAAGTCGGCAACGGCCAGGCCGGAGCGTATCGCTTCCCTGGCTTCGGTCTGGCAGGCGAACTGATCGCCAAGATTCATGATCGCATCCGCTCTGGTCCGTTCCTGGGCCAGAAGGTCCTCATTTTGAGGGGTGTTGTCTGTAGGTTTGGGCATAGGAACCTCCTGAAAGCTCCGTGCTTTGGCCTGGTCGTCTGCGCCGATGGGGGTGATGCTCAGTTCCTTGAGCTCCCATTCTGTCGAGACCTTGACCGGGCCGGTAAATGTTTTTCCTTCGATGGTCTGTGACTCGTTCTCGGGTACATAGACCGCCTTGGTCACGATATAGCCGATGGAAAAGTCAGTGAGATGTCCTTCGGCTACCTTTTGATATGCGTCATAACCGGCTTGGACGCGGGAGAAGGTCACGGTCCCCACCATCCGATCATCTTCCAACCTGATGTCGGACACAGAGCCCAAGACCTTTTCCACGCCGTCCCACCGATTATGATTGTCGAGCAAAGGCACCTGGTCAGGATATACCGCGCCCTTCACCAGAAGGACTTCATCAGTGATCCCATGTTCCCAATCGAAAACCCTGACAGGCTGCTCGGTGGTCATAATCGCTTCAACGGTACGGTTCTCTTCATCCAGGGTGGCCGGGGCCTTCCCGGTCAATGGCATCTTTCGTGTTGTAAATTTCGGCATTATTCTTCCTCGATGGTTGCCGGATTGCTGGCAAGGGCCGTGTTGACCTGCCCACGCGAGAGACCGCGTTTCTTGGACATTTCTTCGGCCTGCTGGATCTCGTCCAGAATTTCCTCATAGTCGCGCCCCCGGGCCGCTGCGATCTCCTGGGGACTCCGCAACAGGCTGTCGAGCTGGTCCACATGCGCCTTGGATTCCTTCAAGGGGTCAATGGGCTCCATGCCTGGGACAATCCATTTGCAGGCCTGAAATTTTCTGGGGTCGTTCCAGTATCCGGGGATCTGGAGCTTGCCGGTCAGCATGGCCTGATTCATGACCTCATGAAAAACCGGGTTGCATAGCTGGTTGATCATGCGCCCCTGGGGAACCTTCAATGCTTGGGCAAGGTCATTTCTGCATACGCGCATAGTGCTGTAATTGATCCCGGTGTAGTCCCCGGAAAGCAGCTCGTAGGGAACGCCCGTGGTTACGGAAAGCATCCGGAGTACCAGCTTGACAAAGGGCTCGAAGTTATCCCCGGGCCTGTTGTGGCTGGCCAGGTTAACTTTTTCGCCGGGCCGGAGATATTCGAGAATAGCGTTTTGAAGCTCATCTTCCCGCTGGCCAGAATCAGGATTCACCCCGATTCCGTGGGATGTCTGATAGGCTGCGATGTCCGGGGCCTCGATGAAGGCCAGATACCGGGCTGCCATTTTCGCGCCCTCAAGCTCGGCGTCGAGATATTCGGCCATATCGTGGGCAACGAGAACGCCCGGGGCAAAGGGGCTGATTCCCCTAAGCTGGCCAGGTCGAACCATCTTGAAGCCGTGGATGACCTGCTCGGCCGGGATGCGTAGGGGCTTGGTGTCGGACTCGAACCAATAAGCCACGGTCACGCCGGTGTCAGGGTCAAATTCCACGCCCTGGTCGATTTCGTGTTGCTTGTTCTTCGGTGAGGTGGCCAGGTCGGTGAGGCGGTCGGATTCGATTGCTTGCAGGGCAAAGGGCAGGAACCGCTTGGGGTCCTTGGACTGCCGCTTGACCAGGAAGAACTCCCCGTTCTCGCACTCCTGCCGGACCGCAAGTTGACAGAGATCTGGGAAGGACATCCGGCCTGTGATGTCGGCCTGTTCGGACCAGCGTTTCCAGTTGTCCTCAATGCGGGACCTGATCGCCGGATCTGCCTTGCTTTGAAAGTTGATTCCCTGGCCAACGGTGAGGCTGACAAGCTGGTCAACGGCATGAGCGAAATACGGAAAATCTCGAACAAGCTGCCGGACCCGCTCCCGGACCTTCTGGGAGGAAACCCGGATCTCGTCGTTGACCGTGGATTCGACCGGGGACCATGCGCCGGTTTTCCTGCCGGATTTCGCCGCCGCGTACATGCGTTCCCCGTTGATCATGCGCCGGGCCAGGGTGCGGGAAAGCTCGGCCTTGGGGCTGAATAGTCCAATGAGGCGGTCAATGGTTTTGCCTACCATTTTGAGCCCCCACGAGCGTACGCCCTAGCAAAGGGGGCCGCTGTGCTCTGGTTCTCCAATGCGGCCCGGTGTTCCACTTCACGAAAAAAACTCATGAAGTCGGCAAAAGAACGGTACTCCATTTCTCGGTCGTCGATTTGGTAGCGCTTCATCCTCCACATTCCGGATGCCATGTCGTTTTTCAGATCCGCAAGAAGGGCCGTCCAAGTAGTAAAAGCCATGCAATGCACTCCTGTTTTCTCGGGGTGTAGCATGGCTTTTATGGTTTTTTGGTAATTTACTAAATTTGGGGATGATCTAGGCTGAATTTACTATTGATTTCGTGTTGTTTTGCTTGACACGTTCCTGGATCTGCTCCCGTCTCCATCTGTCTATAAGAAAGGTGTCACTCTCCCAGATCCCGCCGATCTTCGAGGCCGGGAATCCCATGTTCCGAATCCAATCAAGGATCGTGACCGAGGACCGCCGGACATATTCCCCGATTTCATCCATGCCGGAAAGGGGCCTGCCCTGGGGAATGTCACCACCATCTTGAAGAAGTTTTTCTTTTTGGTTTGGGCTTTTTCTGCTTGACTTGCTCATTGTTCACGCTCCTGTTGAAAAATCTAAGGCCTAGTACGTCTGCCGCTGCCAGATTGTATGTTTCACAGTCCCAAAGATGGTTTGCTCGATGCCTTGGGCATACCCACAATCCCTTCTCGTTTTTGAACTCGGAAGCCACCTGTGCCAGGTAGTCCTTGCCGGGGTTTTCGTGGAGATGGAAACGACCAGGCTTGCCAGGCTCCACGCTCATCTTTCCGGCGATCATGTCCTTGTAAAAATTCGTATCGATGCGCAGAAGTTGCAGACCGCCGATAATGGGATAGCGCTTGCCGTCACCACGCTTCACGCTGTCCAAGACAGTGACCTTCCACGGGCTTCCTGCAAGGCGCTGCTCCCCCTTGACAGGCCGGAAGATGGGGTTGCCTCTGCAAAAGTCGTAAACATCCGCTGTGCGGTGTCCCTGTGAGTCGATAAAAGCCGCCTGGACCGCATACTGATTCCCTTCCGGGTCCAGGTAGCGTGATTCAGTGACATAGGCCTGGAGCGCTCCAAAATCCGGACAAAACCCCGCCCGTATAAGCCAGGATTCAAGATGTTCTCCCCATGCCCTGATTGAAAACCAAAATCCGTTGTCCTGGGTGTCGATACCGGCTGTCAGACCGAGGACACGCCCTTCACCAGGTACCTGTCCTTCTGGCCTTTCGTCACAGAGGGACACGATTTGATTCAAGTCGCGTTTCTTGACGTGTTCGTCTTCCCGCCATGGCTCGGCCAAGCTCGAATTGATGAAGTTGTGAAGCTGACCCGTGCTCCCGGTCTTGGCTTCCTGTTTGGCCTTGAGGAACTTCACAGACAAATCACCCCATTTTGTCCACGGGCTGTAAAGCTCACTCAAGTGAAAACTTGCCCGTTCCACGCCGGTGTCTGGGTTCTGGGCAACCCATGCCCCCCGTTCGAGCATTTCCGCTTTGTCGCGCTCGGTGATGTGGCCGCGACAATGAGGACATTCCAGCCAAGTGTTTAGACGAATTTCCTCCAGGGTGGCATCCTTGGGCCACTGAATGTGTTTCCATTTGAGTACGAAAACCGCGCCGCAATGGGGACAGGGGACATGATATTCCCGCCGGTCGGCTCCCTGGTATGCCTGCCAGATAGGGCCGGACTCAAGGGTGGGCGTCGAGCACATGAAAATTTTATGATTCCGGAAGGACTTCACACGCTCCATGGCCAGGCTGAGGGCGTCCGCTTCCTTTTTGGACTCGGACTTCCATTTGTCGATTTCATCTGCCATGAGAAAGCGAATGGGCCTCGATGCGAGCTGACCCGGTGATTGTGCGCCCTGATTATTGACTGTCATGTTATCAAGGCGCTGTTCGCATGCTGAAAAGTCGTGTCGATCACCTGTGATGTGTCGGGCCAGGGCCGGGCAATCCTGCACCATGGGCATAAACCGATTTCTGACGAACGATGTGGCTGCATCCTGAGAACTCTGCACCATGAGAGCGGGTCCGGGGTCCTGGTCGATGCAATAGCAGAGGGCAACCAACATCGTCATGGTCTTCGATGACTGCGCACTCCAACAAAGAATGACCTGTCTGATTTCCGGATCTTTGAAGGCCTCAAGAACTTCTCGCACATACGGTGTCTGATCCGTCCTGTATCTGCCCGGAAAGGCTGTCGCTCGGGAACTTAGCTCAAGGTTCTTTTCGGCCCACTCCCAAGGCGATAAGTTTGCAGGTGGCTTCCACGCCGATGACCACCACTTAGCGAGGTTCGCTTGACAATTTATCCAGGGCAAAACGGATCTCCTCTTCAAGTTTTTTCTGGATCTTTGGCCAGGGTTGGTTTTCGAGCTGCGGGGCCAGCTTGCCAGGAAGATTGAGCAGGGTACTCTTGGTGGCCGTGATCTGAGTCAGCATCCATGCCCGGACCTGGGCCGCCGGGAGCAGGTCGCGCCGCTGGCAGAGATAGTCGCTCAAGTTTTTTTCGGCCTTGCGCAAGAGATCCAGAGCCGTCTGCCAGTCCTTGAAGAAAACCGGGGATTCCTTCATGTTTGCGTTGAAGCTCTCCCGCCATTTGGCAAAGGTGGCCTGTTCTGCCTGCCGGAGACGTTCCAGGGCCGCTTCCAGGCCTATGTCCTCGTTGCCGGTCTCTCTGGATACGGGATCGATGATTTCCGGAACCATGATCCCGTCACGATCTCGAAGGATCTCTGCCGCCCGAATTGCCAGCTCCCGGGATCTCGGGCCGCTGGACCGTCGATTGACCAACCATTCACACCATGCGTAAAGGGGCCAGGTCGCATTTTTCCCAGACCCCACGGGATCGGGGCCGCCCTGGTTCCGGAGCTTCCGGAAAAGCGGGTATCCGATCTGGAGGGCGTCCAGAAGTTCCTGCCGGGTAAGGTGTCGTTCATGCTCCATTATTCGCCTTTCGTGTTACTCGGAGTTTTGAATAGGTTGCATAGAAAAATATCGGGCTGAGGGCGACCCCTGCGAAATGGCGGCCAGTAAGGACCCACGGCCTTTTGACCGCTTACCTCTGCATACGTTTTTCTATTTCGTGTAACGATCTGCATACGATTAGTCATCCATCCCGGGTTCGTCCCCTTCATCCCGTTGCCGGTCAAGCTCGTCTTCGAGGTGGCGGTCACGGGCCTGCTCATATTCCCGCCGTGCATCCAGTGCATGGGAAAAATCCGGGTACCATCTGCCTCGATACAGAGCTTCACCTGTCACCCGGTCAACCCTGATCCCGTCATAGATGCTGGTCCAATCGCTCATGACCGCCTCATCTCCGCAAGTGCCCGGGTCAGATCCATAGATGCCCGGCGAACCGCGCCGGTCTCTTTGCTGCCGTAGCTGATAGCATACTCATTGTTTCCACATGAATCCTTGAGGGCCTTCACACGATCCAAGAAGCGCCTGGCTTCTGCCTCGGCTTCATTTATTCTTGTCAGCAGCATGTACTCTTCTCCTGTTCGCTGTTAAATGAGAGCAATAAAACCTCCCACCTGGGCTTCGTGCTGTAGTATTTCCCGGTCCCCTCGATGTATCCGACCACCTGCTTGTCGTCTCCCCAAAAACCCATTGCGGTCATACAGTCTTTGATATTCTTGAGCAGGTTGTCCAAGTCGGGCTTCACTGTTGGACGTATGATCCCCGCCAAAGCCGCCTTCTTGAACTTCTGGGGCTTTGACCTGGGGATGGGGAGAAAGGCCTTCACGCCAAGCAACAGGGGGCCGTCCATGGGCTCTGCTGGCTGATACCTGGAGAGAAAGGCCATGATCGATTCTTCCGCGAGCTTCTGCCCTTTGGCTTTGTAGGTCCGGCCTGTTTTGCAGAACCGGACCCGCATCTGTGCCTTGGGCTCGATGGGGATAATAAATTTCATGCCTCGATCCCCCGCCGTTTGAGTTCGGCCAAGATTTCCCGCTTCCTGGGGGCAAGGTGAGCGTGTCTGCGATCCTGCCCGGGGCCGAACCTGGTTACTCGGTCGGCGTAGATGTCCACTCCATTGAGGCCTTCGAGCTCGGTCTTGAGCTGTTCGGTTGTACGGGTGGCAAGGGGATTGCGCAGGGGCCGGTTCTGTTCGCGTTTTTGGTGATCTTTGATGACTTCAAGAATGTCCTGACAAATTCTGTTCAAGGACATTTGAAAACTTCGCCGCAATTGGTCCGGGTAGGGCTGCACGAAATCGGGAAGCTCGGAACGCCGGATCTCGGTCACGCGCTGGGCCAGGGTGTCAAGTTCGGTCATGATCCCCCCCTCTGGTAACAGAAATGCTCAAAAGCTGTGATTAGTTCTTTGAGTTCAAGACGGGTCAAGATGATCGTTCCCCAACCCCGAGGATCTGAAACTATGATCTGGATTTGATCCGGGTTGCTATACTCGCTGATCAGGATTGACTCCCGGTTGCCGTTCAAAATTCCCACTCTTTTACTCTGCATTTTTCGATCTCCTATTTCTGGTTTAGCAGGTCGATGATTTTTCCGGCTTCCTGTTTGCTGATCGATTTCAACGTGGAGACTTCACGGCCAAGGATCTGTGATGCCGTCCCGTGAGCATCCAGTTGCTTCTTAGTGCAAATACTGTGAATGGCCCGGCACTGTGCTTCACTGGCCATATCGCCGCCCTGTGCCTGTCGGGGTGGCTGCTGCTGCCTGGGTGGGGCCGGGGTGGTCTGTGGCCTGCCCATGGCTGCTTCTCCATCGTCGTCGTCATCCGGAGCAATCCCCACCATTGCACACAGTGCATATCTCCGCGCATAGGTGAGAGCGCTTCCGATTCCCTGGGGATCTGCCTTCACCGGCTTGATAGTCAGAACGCCCTTGATCCATTCGCCGGACTCGGCATGGGCCAGGGTGGAGATGACCTGCACGTCACCTGTCTGGGTGTGCCGGGTGGTCTGAATGATGGCCAGGCCATTCGATGACAGGGGTGTCCTGCATGCTTCCCAGCATGCGGCAAGATCCGCGTAGCTGGACTTGAAGAAAGGATTTGCGCTGTCTTTCTTCGCCGTGGACATCTGCCCTTGGGCCTTTGCCAGGGCTGCGGCCAGTTGACCGATAGTCGGGGACTGATCCAGAGGTGCCTGCCTGGGGGACGGGGTGGGGATTGCTTCGGTCATTGTTACGCCTCGTAATCTTCCTTAAAAGCTCGTTCAAAAAGAAGTTTCCGGGCCTCAATCAAGTCGTTTGCGCATGATATTTTATTGCTGACCCGTACCAGTGTACTCGTCAGAAGGTCCACGTCTTCACTGTCCGCTGCTTTTCTTGCGTCAAGAGATGCCTCAAGAATGTCGATTTGTGCTTTGTTGAGACCATAGATGAATTTGTTGAGTTCGTTGTGGATGTCTTTCTGCATTGTGAGTTCTCCTGTTTTGTTACATCTGTTCCGTTTCTTCTGCGAGCGTTGCCAGGTCGCCGATGATCCTCTCAATCAAGCATTCTGCGGTTGCAAATTCTGCGAGGTCGTCCGCGCCGGGTTCCTGGACTCGCTCGATAGCGGTCTTGAGGGCCCGGGCCAACGTGCTCAGTCGTATGACCTGATCATGGGTGTTCTGTGCCATTCGTTTACCTCCAGTTTTTTTGTTTGCCTTAGAAAACACGTCCATAACCTCCATAATGTCCATATCAATTCCGTGGTACAATGTATGTCCCCGTATCCGATGCAAAAACCAAAGTTTCGACACCGGGCCGCCCGACTTCCCGATAGCGTATCTTTTGGACAATGATGTCCACTTCGCTTTTTTGAAGGTCGGGCCTGTGGACGCATATTCCGTTGTCCGCTTTGTTTCTCCAATGGGCACCACCACTGATTTCATACATCGTTGGTGCCTTGTATTTCCCCGTAGTCTTGTCTTTTTGTAGGTTTTTTGGATGTGCAACCACCCAGATATGGACTCCGTTAAACCGGGCAAAGCGCCGGATCTGTGTCAATGCCCGCGATATGTACTGGTCTTCGCGTTCGGCATAACGCATATCATGTTCAATCTCGTTCCAGGGATCTATGATCACCCCCCGCACACCGTGCCGTAATATCGCCGCCCTGGTTTTCTCCAGTATAGTGTCCACGCTCATGGTTTCTTCTTCGGGAATGATGAAATGAAAATGGTCATTCAGCCATTGCATGCCATGTGACATATCATCCGGGCTCATCCGGCTTGCGTAGCGGTTGTTCCAGAAGGGCTTCTTTTCGATTTTTTCAAGCAAAGTCGTGATGTGACGTTGAACGGGCCAGTTCTCAGGGCTGAAAACGGCGAATGACCAGTTGTGTGATTTGGCTATATTCACGGTCAAGGCGTCGAGGAAATTACTTTTTCCGCTGGCAGGTATGCCGGTGACAATGGTCATTTCGCCCACCTTGACGGTGTATAATTTATCAAGGGTCAACCATCCGGTTGATACGCCACGGTCAACACCGTTCTGGTAGAGGTATTCCACCTCGGGCAAGGCATCCATGGCCGCAATCAAACCCGAAACGGGGTAGGGCTTCGCTTCCAGGGCCAAACGGCGAACAGCCGCCTTGCCGTGCCGGAGTAGGACATCATTTGCATCCTTGCAGTCCTTGGGCATCTCGGCCTTGAAACATCGTTCCACGCCGATCCTACGGACCAGCTCGGCTTCGAGGATTTTTCCGGGACCATCGGTGTCCACGCAAATGACCACCTTTTGGAATTTCTTGAGTACCGCGTCGGAGTTCTTCAAGAAGTCGAACTTTGTTTGGAAGTTTTGCGATTCAGAAGAAGGCGCACCGTCTGGAACTGATGTTGCCGTCTGGATTCCGGATTCAACCAGGGCCAGGGCGTCTAGCTCTCCCTCTGTGATGACCAGGGGCATGTCCTTTTCCTGGCAGTGCATGAGGTCATCGTGCCGATAAAAGCACTTCATGCCGCCCTTGATCTGCCGAAACTCCTTGTCCAGAGTCCTGTATTTGACGTTTACCACCAGGCCGTTGACGGTGTAGGGGAACTGGATTGCCAGTTTTTCGCCCCCTGGCATCCATTCTGGACGCGCCGTGATCATGTTGGATCTCAGTGTACCCTGAGACAGTCCGCGCTTGCGCACGAGCCATGTGTAGGCCTGTGGGGGCATGTCTTCGAGCTTTTCGGGTATCCAGACGGGCCTCTTGATTTTTCGTTTGACCTGTTCCTGTGATTGATCGCCCCCCAAAGACCCGGACCATCCGCAATGATGGCAGTACCACATGCCTTCATCCACATTGACGGCCAAGGTCTTCAGCCAGTGTTTTTTTCTCTGGTCTGCACATCGAGGGCACTTCGCCCGGGCCTCGCCCTTGTCCACGCCCTCGATGTCGATTCCATGATCCGAAAAGGTCTTTGTCATCTTCGCTGCCTCAATACGCTTCGAGCAGTTTGTCTCGTTTACTCTGGGCCGGGCCTAGGTCATCCTCCCACCTGCATCCTCGTATCCAGGACGCAGGCAGGGGGATGTATCGGCCATTCTCTTCACGCCAGTCATGATTGTTGGATTTGTGGCGCTCCACGATAGAAACGATGTCCTCGGGGATGTCTGCTTGCTGCCAGGCTTTCCAGGCGTCGGCTTTGGCCTTTTTTTTCGGGTAGGCGCTCCAAAAATCATTGAATGCACAAGAGTATTTCTTCTTTTCATTCTTTTCATTCTTGTTTGTGGTCGCTTGGTGGTCGCTTGGTGGTCGCTTGGTGGCCGTTTTGGTGGTCGTTTTATCTGGTCTTCCTTGATAAAAGTCCCATTTTTCAATGGTTAAGATGGAAAATTTGCTGGTCGTTTTGATGGTCAAATTTTCCATGCTTTTCAGACAATCCAAACATGTTCTGACTGTTCGTTCTGACAGGCCTGTTTCAGCAGCAGCCTTCTTCCTGCCGAACACGAATTGACCCGGTTTCAGTTGAACTTTCTGGAAGCCAACCAAAACGGTGATCTCTTCATGAGAGGCCCGCATCAAGCACCACGCCCAGAACCTGAACAGCTTGGGATTCTGCCAAACAGGGGATTTTAGCGTTTTCCGCCAAAGTTTGACGTATCCTGTGTTCATCCTTCCTATCCCTGATCCTGGGGCTTCCATGTGCCTTCAATAACGGCGTCCGTTTCCGATTTTCGCCATCTGACGCATCTGCACGACAACCGGAGCGGTTCCGGGAAATCCCCACGCGCCATCCAGCGATAGACAGTCGATGCTGACTTGACTTGGAACTTTTTCAGAACGGTTCTGATGTCTTCGAGGGGGCCGTCTATATCTGTGTTCATGATCATAGCTCCTTGGTTATCGGTGGGTTATCATGCGGGATTCAATCCAATGAATGAAAGCAACGAGCTCATAATAGCAACGGCTCCCGATTTTGATGTATTCCGGGCCGCCGCCTCTGGATCGAAGCGTTTCAAGATATGCTTTGGTGTTGCGCGATATGGCTGCCGCTTCTTCGGTGGTGAGAAGTCGGTCTGGGTGTCTCGGGGCATGCACTGCCCAGAGCGCTTGACCGATGGAAGAGGTGAAGGTAGGTTGTTTCATCTCGATATTCCTTTTTTTTGGGGGAGGGACTCCCCGCCCCTCCCTGGTTCTTGGCTCGATAGTTGGCGCTATCGGGCCTTTTTCGTTGCCTCGGCAAGGGCCGCCCGTAATCGGTGGACGGGGACCTGGTAGCGCTGACCCCGGACCCGGAAGATGATCATCCTTCGATCTCCCGCTTGACCAGCTCATAGAGATCCGTCTCCCCGTGCGCCGACTCCAGGCGGCAATGCTCATGAAACTCGTTGTCACGGTCCTGAGTGTAGACGTTGACAAGATATAGCGCGCCGCTCCCTGTGGTCTGAATGATTTCGATGCGCTTGAAACAGTCGATTTCGGCTTTCATTGTTTTGACCTCCTTGTTTTGTTTTAACGTAACTTGCCTTTGTTTTGTCTAAACAGAACTGACAAGTCAAGAAAAATTTTGCTAAAACAAAACAAAATTTCACCAAATGGGGGTAAAATGAAAAGTCATATTAAAGAAATCATGTCAAATAAGGGTGTTACTGTACGATCCTTGATTGAAAAAATCGATGAACTTTTTCCCCGTACCGCCAAGAAAGGGGCAACTCTCAGGACCACATCCCTGACCACCATCATGAACGCCCGTGACGACACAAAGATTGAATCCTGCAACCTCCGTACGTTGAAAAGAATCGCCCGGGCCCTCGATGTCTCCGTCAAGGATCTGTTTGACGATGACATTACCGACGATCCACACGGGGACGGGAGCGAATCCATTGATTGATCTCGGATTCCAACCAACCAACGGAGCCCGGGCCTAGTCGCCTGGGGGCCGGGAAGTCTCCATTTTGAATCCAACGGTAGAGGGTACTTTTCCCCTTCCGGAGCC